ACATCCTTAGCGCAACTACTCCCGGGCTAGCCCGTGGGGCAGCGCGTGGCGCTGAGTTTGTGGCTACCCCCATCGTCAAAGGTGTCCAAGCAGGGCGCGGAGACGCGGCGATTGCCCGTGAGATTGGGCGTGCGGCTGGTAATGCCCCCACTTCAGCGGCGCGTACCACTATGCCTCGTACTGCCGAATCAGGCCGTAAGTTCACTGGTAAACAGGAAACCGAGGCTGCTGAATCCGCAATGCGTGGTGCTACTAACCGTAAGCAACTACGGGAAAAACGTGACGCACGTGCCAGAAGGCAGGCTGAGGTCCTTGAAGAAAATAAGCCCATACTTCAAGCAACCCCCAAGAAACCGTCCCCCAGATCGCGCACTCGTGACGAGGAGGAGGTTGATTACGAACTCCGCGCAAAAGGCGGGCGAGTTGGTTACGCCAAAGGCGGTTCCGTCCGTGGTGGTGGTTGTGAATCTCGTGGCTTGCGTAAGTGCAAGGTGGTGTGAGATGGCGGACACGGATAAAAAACGGCGTTTATTGAAACATGACGAGACGCGTCTGGTCAGTTTTGACGAGATGACGCCGACTGAAAAGACGACTTGGTACGCAGAGCGTGCCTCTGAAGCCCGCGATCTTGACGATAAGGCAAAAGCGTCCAAGCGCACGCAAGACGTAAACAACGCCATCTATAAGGTAAAACGGTTTCAGTCTGATATTGGACTGCTGCCTAAGACAATGGTTGGTGATCCGTCAACTTTTTCGGACGACTACAAAAAGCAAGCAGCGGAAAAGAGACGGGAAGAACCTAAGCCGAACAGTAAATACGGCGTGGACATTCCGAGAAAAATCAAAACCTACGCCAAGGGCGGTTCTGTCCGTGGCGGCGGCTGTGAGCGGCGCGGCAAGACCAAGGGAACCATGCGATGAGGGCAAGCCGGGGCATGGGCGCTATCCGTAAAGGTGTAGTGAAGAAACGCCGTGATAACACTGACTTCACGGAGTACGCCGAAGGTGGACAGGTCTGGGACACCCCTAATCCCAAGGCCAAGTCCAAGCCCCTTACCCCCGGCAAAAAGGCAAGTGCCAAGGCTGCTGCAAAAGCCGCTGGCCGACCCTACCCCAATCTGATCGACAACATGCGTGCGGCGAGGAAAAAGTAAATGCCCACTTCCGGCACCACCGCTTTCAACCTAGACCTCTCGGAAATAGTGGAGGAAGCCTTTGAGCGCTGTGGTGCTGAACTTCGCACGGGCTATGACCTACGCACTGCTCGTCGTAGCCTTAATCTTCTGTTCGCTGATTGGGCTAATCGTGGTATCAACCTGTGGGCTATTGATTCAGGCAGCATCCCGCTGGTGGCGGGTACTGCAACTTATAGCCTCCCGTCTGACACGGTAGACTTGATTGAGCATGTGATTCGTACGGGCGCGGGCAACGTTTCGACGCAATCAGACTTGACGATTACCCGTATCAGTGTTTCCACTTACTCGTCAATCCCAAACAAATTGACGCAGGCCAGACCCATTCAGGTCTACATTGATCGTCAGTCTCCAATTCCTACGGTTACTGTTTGGCCGGTTCCTGATAGTTCTACCCCCTACACGCTGGTGTACTGGAGGTTGCGGAGGGTGCAAGATGCGGGCGATGGATCGAACACGATGGATGTGCCTTATCGCTTCCTTACCTGTATGGTGGCGGGCTTGGCTTACTACTTGGGCCTCAAGATTCCCAACGCGATGGACCGGCTTCCGGTTCTGAAACAGCAGTACGACGAAGCGTGGGATATGGCTGCTAGCGAAGACCGAGAGAAGGCAGCAGTACGCTTCGTACCGCGTCAGCAGTTTATTAGTTGATCATGTCTGACAAACGCTTTGGTGCCCAAGAAAATGCTGCGCGGTATAGCCGTGCAATGCAAGGCATTGCCGAGTTTGCTAAAGAATATCCAGAAAAAGCCGCTATTCTTGCACAGCATCCAGACCTGATTAAGGCGCTAGTAGTTGGTGGTACTGCGGACCCAAAACGAAACATTGTTGATCGCAAAGATTTAGATTTAATTTTCGACTTAAGTCATGTTGAAAATGCGGCAAGAAAAAAGGGGCTTGTTAACGCCTATGATTTGCGGGACTATGTAAATGCACTTGAGTATCTTCAAGGGCATATAAACAGTTTACGGGTTCCGGCCTCTGGGCTCTACGATATGCAGGCAATGATCGACAGGCCGTTACCCGGGCCTGCCGTGGATATCTCAAAAGATGTTCGACAGACGCTATTGCAGAAACCAAAAGCCGTTGGCAAAGCAGGTATTGCTGCAACCCTAGCCGGTGGCGCTGGTGCGGCCAGTGCAGGCGATCTGCGCCGTGCAGTGGGGGCTGTGGCCGAATCGTTTTTGCCGCTGGGGTTAACGCCATCTGCACTGGCCCCGGGTACACTGACGCCCGAACAACGCGCCGCTGCTGATGCAGCAACACGACGTAAACGCCAACAGGAAGAAGCAGCCAAGATGAAGGCTCAGGCGTTGCTGCGTACAGGTGTGCCAATGCCAGATGATTACCGCCAAGGCGGGCGGGTCAGGATGATCTGACATGGCTAACAGGTTTACTGAGGGCAAACGCGCCATAGCGGAGTGCGACCGCTGTGGCTTTCGTTTCAAACTCAAAGACCTGAAGAAGTTGGTTATCAAGACCAAACAGGTCAACCTGCTGGTCTGTTCAAACTGCTGGGAAGAAGACCATCCGCAGTTGCAGTTGGGGATGTACCCCGTTGCTGACCCACAGGCTGTTCGCAACCCACGGCCAGACTTTGCCGGGTATCCTGAAAGTCGGGATATCCAGTGGGGCTGGAACCCTGTAGGTGGCGGTAATGGCTTTGTTGGGACGCCAAACACATTGCAGAGCAATACTGCGCTTGGTACAGTCACCGTAGTTTTGACGTAAGGAGATTCGTATGGCTAAGATGACTCTGGAACAGCACGCTAAGTTGCCCCCCAACAAGGCGCATGGCAAGAATGCTGCTGGTTTTAAGAAAGGCGGGTCTGTCAGCGTTCCTGATGCGGGCTACCCCCAGACGGGCGTCAAGACCTCCGGCGTCAAGACCCGGGGGAACGGCGCGGCCACCAAGGGTACGATGGCTAGAGGGCCGATGGCCTAAACCATGAACTACACCGAACTGAAAACTGCGGTAGAGAACTACACGGCCAATACGTTTGAGGCCGTTCCGTTTGCCGACATGACTCGGCTGGCGGAAGAGAAGATCTACAACAGCGTCCAGTTGCCGTCTTTGCGTAAGAACGTGACGGGCAATCTGTCGCCGGGGAACAAGTATTTGTCCGCCCCGGATGACTTCCTTTCGGTGTTTTCTCTAGCCGTCATCGAGGCTTCGGGCGCGTATCACTACCTCCTAAACAAGGATGTGAACTTCATCCGCGAGGCGTATCCGTCCCCAACTTCACAGGGGACACCCAAGTACTACTCCATTTTCGGCCCGACGACCGGTGCTCCCAATGAGTTGTCGTTTATCCTCGGACCTACCCCCGCTGCGCAGTTGCTTGTTGAACTACACTATTTCTACTACCCGACCAGCATAGTAGACGCGGGCACGAGTTGGCTGGGAGACAATTTCGAGTCTGCGTTATTCAACGCAGTCATGGTGGAAGCAATCCGCTACATGAAGGGTGAGCAGGATCTGGTCAATTTCTACGCTGACCAGTACAAGCAATCGTTGGTGCTGCTCAAAAATCTGGGTGACGGCAAGTTGCGTCAGGATGCCTACCGTAGTGGGCAATTCCGCTCCGCCGTCATGTAAGGAGACGACATGCCAATCGCTCAGAGTCTTTGCACAAGTTTTAAGCAGGAAATACTGGAAGGCATCCACGTTTTCACGGGCGCGTCCCCTGATACGTTCAAGATTGCCCTGTACTCTTCTGCGGCCACGCTTGGCGCATCTACTACCGTTTACTCGGCCTCTAACGAAGTTGCAGCGTCTGGGACATATGCGGCTGGTGGGGGTACACTGACGGGCACTACTGTCACTGTTCCAGCAACCCCGGGCACTACCGTTGTGGCGGACT